AAACTTTGTACTTATGTGCAATCTTATTTAAACACTCTTGATCTCCATAGGTAGAAAACTTTTCACATTCTAGCTTCCACTCTTGTAAGAAATCTTGATTGTTACAAACAACTAAACCTGATGCAAAGTGATTGTTTCTATTGCACCAATCTTCAGTAACAGCAATATCATACCCTTGTGATAGTTCAAATATATCTGATATGTCTGTTAATATTTCTATGTCGCTATCAATCCAGCATATTTGTTTCTCTAAAGTTTCTAACATCATTCTTGGTTTGTAATACCAAGCTTTCATTAAAGGTTTGTAAGATATGCAATTAGGATAACTGTTCTCTAATCCAAAGTTAGCTATGTAGAGTTTGTTAGTTAGGTGTTTGTTGTATGCACGAATAAACCATTGAAGTATATCTTCATGGTCTTTATCGCTTCCAGTTATAAAGTTCATAACTGAATCTTAACTGTATTCGTATATATGTTAAACCAGTCTGATGAGTATTCGCAATCTTGGTACTTCTCAAAATAACAACCACCTTCTGTAAAGTGTATGTTCTTAGCATTGGGATTGTAAGGATATTCTCCTGCTAACCAATTCCATTCTAAAGGTAAGCCACCTACTTGATTATCTTCTAGCCATTTGAATTGATGCAGTTCTAATCCTGATGCGTTATGAATATAGTGTCTTGATAACTTTGCACATTTAGACGTATTCATTAACATTAGACTAGACCAGTTCTTTTTTTCATAAACAGTTTGTATTTGATTGCCGAACTTTGATTCGCTTTTAGGTGTGTAGTTGTGCTGACAACACATAACAGCATAATCATCATTTCTTAAATCCCATAGTTCTTTGATATCTGCTTTAAACAGCATATCGCAATCTAGGAATAATGCCCAACCATCATAGTTCATAAGATAAGGAACTATAAATCTGCTAAATGAAAACTCAGTAGATGATAAACTATTTCTTGGTCTGTTAAATGAATCTTGAATGTTAGGTAAGTAGATTGGTGTAAATGATACTGGTACTGAACTGTGTCTTAGTATGCTCTCGCTTAGTATGTGATAAGCTATTTTTTCTTTGCTATCATAACCGATAAAAACCCTAATCATCTTTGGATTGTAGCTGTTTAAGTTCTAAATCCTTTGCTTGAACTTCCTCGTTGAGTCTGTCTATTTCTTTTCTAAGTTCGTAAATAATGACTTCTAAGTCGTGTGTCCCACGAATTTTTTTATCAATCATATTTGTTGGCTTTTTTCTTCCACACATTTGAACATTAAATCCTTATATATAATACCTTGTTCGTTTAAAGTTTCTACAATTAAATCTCTTTGTTTATAGCCAAAATTATTACAATCTTCTAATGTCTTAAAAGTTCTATTATCTTCCATCTTCAAAAATATGGGTCTATATTCATTCCCATTAAATATCAGCAAGAAAAATATAGCGAAGTATTCCACTACTTTTTCTTATTCTGATATGCCCTCAAATATCTTCTGCCTAAAGCTACTGCTTCAGATTTGCTTTTACCTCTATAACCCCAAGCTTCTAAGCTTAGTTTTAGTCTAGTCTTGCGACCCTTTTCATCAAACAATCTACCTCTACTGCTTCCCATTCTAACTAAGAATGAACCTTTGCGTCTATACTCGGTCAAAGTATCTGGTATTGATTTAACTGGTGGTCTTAAATTACCACCTGTTGCTCTATTGTATCTTGCTCTCCCAGAACTGCTAAGACCACCTCTTGGGTTCTTATCACGTTTTAATAGACTAAATTTTCTCATACTTTTTTAAATTCAACTTTACTGGTGCTTGTTTCTTAACTTTAAGATTGTGCTTTTTCATTAGCAAGTTCACAATACATTGATGACAAGCTTTTATATGTTGCTCTAATTTATTTACCATAAGTCTTTTACAAAATATACATTTACTCATAATTCATTACCCCAACTATCCCAGCCTTCTGCTTTTTGTCTAGCAAATAATTCAATTCTTGGTAGATCACCACATAATTCTACAATGTCATTTCTAATTCTGTCTGGCTTTCTGCTGTGTTCTCTACGATCATCAACAACTAATCTTTGAACATTTGCACCTTTTTTTCTGCTTGGTTTCCCTTTTGTTGCTAAAATACAAATTTCATTATTTGCTCTAGTCCAATATCCAGTACCAATAAAATATAAATTATTAGATTTATTTTTGTTTGTTTTTACCCAATGAAATCCAACTGTCTTATAAGTGAAACCCCATTTTTCTACTATCGGTATTTGTTTATGTAATAATGGGTCAGTACACCACATAAATAAAACGCAATTCTTATCTGCAATATCTCCTACTGGTAATTTAACAATATCTTCCATTGACATAGTTTTGTAATGTCTCTCAGGATTAGTTTGTGCTTTAGCATTATTATAGTTTTGAAAATGCCATGCTGGGTCAGCATAGATGATATTATATTTCTTGTTTGGGAATGGTATCATTTTGTACTTCCTTCAATTCAATAACTTCTTTAGGTTCATCAACAATGTCATAGATTGGTAGTGGTACATTGTCGTCAGTATTTTGTATTTTATCTGTTTGTCCAAGATAAACTTTACCTAACCACATAGCCATTATGCTTGAGTTAAGTTTAGTAGCTATATCAAATTGAGTTTTTCTAATCTTTTGTTTGGCTACATTAACCCCCTTTTCGTATGCTTCCAATGCTTCTTGATTTCTATACAATGTAGTCCTGTGGCAACCTATAATATTTGCAACTTCTTCTTTGGTACACATATAACTTGCTAAATCTTGTATTTGTTGCAATACCTTAGGAGAAAATTCAAATGGTGGTCTCCCACCTTTGTCTATTACTGGTGTATTCTTATCCATATTAACCGACTATGTTCGTTAAATGTTCTATTAAGCTTTTTTTAACGATTTGTAAAGGAACTCTAATAAATCTTGGTTTTGATATAGGATATGACAAAGTCCATTAGCTGTTGAATTACATACTAGTTCTTCAGCTTTTGCTGATAAGTCTAGTTTATATTCGTCATGGATTAGATGACAAACTTCATGGATTATTGTGTTAGCCATTTGTATATTGTCTAAGGATTTGTCTAAGGTAAGTGTGTTGGAGTCGCAGTCAAATTCACCAAAAATCTTTTTCTTAGATGCTTGTTCTTTGTCTATTAGGTTTAGATTAATAATCCTGCTTCCAAAGGTTATTTTATCTAAGTTCATTTTCTTTTAAGCTTCTTTGCTATGTATAGGTTTTTAACAAAGCTGTTTTTCTTGCCGAACTTTTGACCAGCAGAACGTCTTGCAGATTTATAAGCTTTTGATTTAGTGTTAAAAGGTTTTGGTCTGCCAAGTTTAGAGGGTCTTTGTCTTTCCCAAATAGGTTTTTTCATTTCTTTTTTCTCGGCATCTTTAATGGCTTTGGTCTATAAACTCTATAAGTTCCTTTGGTCTTAACTTTGTTTGTATAAAGCTTATTTAGTGTTGTTGATGTAGTCTCATTAGCCATTATATTTTGCCTTTGTATTTAATTAGTATCTGTTTAACATGATTTGAATATTCTTTGCTAGTGGAAAAATTATCTAAGGTATCTGCTAAAATCATTGGGTCTTTTGTTCTATTTCTTACAATTCTAAATTCTTGGTAATGATGATTAGTGTTTAGTAGGTTAATGTAGAATTTAACTGATTGGCATTTAGTCTTAAATGTTTTAACTCGCCAGTTTATTGATGGGTCTTGTTTAAGTGGCAACATACCATTCTTAGACCATACTCTTATGCCAAATAAGTTTCCACCTTCTATTGCAAATCTTGATGTACCAAAATTAGATTCTACGATTGCTTGTGCTATGATTAATGATGATGGTATTTGTTCTTCCTTCCTTATCTCTAGGTTATGAAAAGCAATACATTTCTGCATACTTGAAATAAACCTTTCGCTAGAGATATTTTCTACTTTAGGTTCAAAGAACCCTATCTTTCTAATTTCTTCTATTGTTTTTTGTCTTATAATAGACTTGGTGTGGTCATTCGGAAAGAATGTGCCAAGCACAAAAACAAAAAACAAGAATAAACAGACAATAGAATAGTCCCATAGTTTTATACTGAGTATTTTTGAGTTCATATTAAGGTTATGATAACCTTCCAGCTTTACAGCTTATCTGTGATTGAGTTTATTCCTCGTCAGAATCTTCATCTGAGAAATCTTCATCATAATCCTCACTAGAATCTTCATCTGATTCATCATAAGTTTCTTCTGATTCCATTTCCTCAAGGTGATCTTCCAACATTTCTCTCAACGCATCTAGTTCTTGATTTACTTTGTCTTGTACTTTTTCAAGTTTAGTTATAACTTTTTCTATTTTCATAACTACTACTCCTTTGTGGGTTAGAGTTTTCCTCAATAGATTAATCAATTATCTATTGCAATATATAAATTATTAAAATGATTTGTGAAATTGGTACATATTAATAAGTTGTTGTTTTCTATAACTTATTTATTAAATTCTTAATTTCTTGTGACTTAATTTCAGATCCAACTTGTATTAATTTCATTCCATAATTGTTTGGTTTCATATTTTTCCAATCAATATCATTTCTACGAATTAATTTAGTATCAAATTTTTTCCATTGATGAGCAACTACATGTTGTGGTCTTTTAAATCTTCTGTCAGTTTTTACTACTCTTGGCCACATTCTTTCTAATGCCCTAGCCATTTTTAATCTACCATCACCCTTATAAAGTTCATCAGCATTTCCACCTTTCATTGTCATTGTAGCCATTTTATCAATTAAAAATACATTCATTAAAACAGTACATAACCCACCAGATAAAACCTGCAAACATAAATCAGTATCTTCATTATATCTTCCTCTCCATCTGTAAGGTAATTTATTATCTATAAGTAAAGTAGAATAAACATGATTGTTTAAATAAAATGGTGGAATTTTATTAATTGCAAAACAAGTATAATTTAATCCTGATATTCCTATATTAGTATATCTGTCAGTAAAGTCCTC